AAAATGATAAAAATGATAAAAATGATAAAAGGAAAAATAATTTATATTTTGGATGGCAGCAATGTATAAAATATATTATATAATAATAGTATGGATAATGCCAAAAGACCCGATACTTTAGTAACTAAACTAACATCATATAATGTTATGGTTCTTTGTTTATTTGTATTACTAATTTTAAGCGGCATCCTATATTTAGCTAACAAAGACGGTTTTAATCAGACGTTTGGCAAGGAATTGTTTGCCCTTGTGCCGCTGTTGTTGTTAGTCATTTTTATTATTAAAGAGGTCATTACAATCAAAGAGGACCCTAATAATGCTTGGTTCAATCATTTTAGTTGGTTTAAGAATTGGTATGCGGGCCTTGTTAGAACATCTACTACTAACAAATTTGATACGTTGGTTGGAATACTTATTGTTGTATTGCTACTGGGCACGTTTTTCGCTATTTTGGGCATAGGCGGTGTCTTTTCAAAAAATCCGCCCGAAAACAATGTCGCAGTTGTTATTAACTGTCTAATATTGTTTTTTTTTATTGTTGCTGCCATTTCTATTTATTTTAAGAGCACGCTAAAAGACAGCAAAATATTGCCAAAATTGAACATCAATGTCAGAAATATTTATGAACAACGCACCAAATTTACGTTGTGGTTTTTAGCCTATGTAGTATTTATAACCCTCTTGTATTTTCTGAATCCGTGGGGCATTATGACCAATGTTGGCGGCCCTACCATATTTTTCTCCCTATTTGTCGGCTTCATTTTTGCCATGATGATTATTGTTTATCAATACACTCTCATGAATGGTTCTCGTTTTGATACATTATCTGGAACCCCTACATTTTTGTCCTTATTTATTAAGGGTCTTTATATTATCGGATCGTTGACGATTTCGGGTCTGCTAATTTATGAGGCACTCAACTTAATGGGTATCTTCAATCAGAACGCCAATACGCCGGAGACATGGGGTCATTTTATTATAAATCTGCTGATTTTTTGCGGTATGTTGGGTATTATTTATAGATTAATTAGTGCCGGTGGGTTTTTAGAACAAAACCCATATTATCGTTTGTTTATTAATACTTTGTTTTATATTCCTTGTTTGTTAATTAATTTAATCTACACTATAGCGCAAATTTTAGGTATTAGTACTACTCCGGGCACCATTCCTCCTACCAAAAATGAAATTAAATTATTGTTATTTCTCCTATTGATGCTTTTAGGATACTTTTTTTGGTTCTATTATATGCAGCCACAATTAAAAACCAATTACTTGTTCCAAGGAGGAGACCAATATATAAATCAGCCAGTATCAACCGATACATTAACAAACGTTGCTAGTTACGAGATATTAAATAATGGCAACAAACTAACATATCAATATGCTATTTCGTTTTGGTTTTATTTAGACGCATTTCCACCTAATACGAGTGGTTCTTATGCGAAAGTAGTGCCTATATTATCATATGGTGAAAATCCAACTATTAAGTATAGCGCGGTAGACAATACATTGTATGTAACCGTAAACCAACACGAACATTACGATGAATTAACAGACGAGGAAATAGTTAAGCGGCAAGAGGCAATTGCTGATTCTGAACAATGGAAAAAATGGAAGGAGTTTCAGAAAAGTATTCCCTCAGATGAACATACCAAATTATTTTGGTTAAAAACTGATATAACCACCCGTGTAACAACTGATGATGAGGGTCATCGTATTATATATAAGCACCCAAATGTTTTGCTACAAAAGTGGAATCATATAGTATTAAATTATAACGGTGGAACTTTAGATATATTTTATAATGGAAAATTAGTGAAGTCCGCGATTGAGGTTGTGCCATATATGGCATTGGATATGTTAAGTATAGGAGCGGATAAGGGGATTAATGGCAGTGTTGCCAATCTTATTTATTTTAAATCACCGATTGATTTACTTACGGTAAGTACGTTATATAATTCTTTAAAGGATAAGAATCCGCCGACTAACCCCGATAACACAAAACGATTAATCCCGCTTCCAAATAATTTAACAATATAGACACAACAAAAAATTATATAATTATATTATAATGGAATTAAAAAATATAATTATATTTGTTATTATAGTTGTATTAATAATAATCGTCATTGGGTATGTTAAAAAAGACGTAAATACATTAACTGATGTAGTTTCAGCGCAATCTATGCAGACTATTGAGGCAACAAGTTTAGCAACTTCTAGTAATTCAAGTAGTACTAGCAATTTTACATATTCTATATGGTTTTTTATTGATGATTGGAATTATCGTTACGGAGAAACAAAAATTATTTTTGGTCGCATGATAATGGGACAAACGCCCCCAATCCCATGTCCTACTGTTGTATTGGGACCACTTGAAAACAATATATTGGTTTCTTTAGCAGTTTATCCCGGTGCCGATGAAATACCCAACGATGATGTAGAGGAAGTGATTGGCGGTATTGATAATGCTGCGATGGAGATTTGTAAAGCGGCGGGAGGTACAAACTGTAGAGCAACTAATTTGAGCTCAAGTGTTAGTACGTGTGCGATAGCAAATGTGCCAATACAAAGATGGTGTAATTTGTTAGTTAGTGTTTATGGGCGCACGCAAGACTTGTATTTAGATGGCAAATTGGTTCGTACTTGTGTATTGCCCGGTGTGGCAAAAATAGATGCGAATGCGCCGGTGTATGTTACGCCGGATGGTGGGTTCTCGGGATGGACATCCAAATTTCAGTATTGGCCCAATGCTACCGACCCCCAACAAGCATGGAACATTTATAAAGCGGGTTATGGCTCAAGTATGTTGGGACAATTGTTTGGTAAATATACAGTAAAAGTATCTTTAATGGAGGGTGATACCGTTGATTCTAGTTTTACGTTTTAGCCGTCGCAAGTAAAGATTAGATTACACAATAAATATTATACTTTTTTTTAAAATATAATATATATAAGAATGGCAACGCAATATCAACCAAGCACGAATGGACCTACATTTAATCAATTTAATACAAATTCATCTAATAAATATCTCAGTGGCGGTCAAGAATTTTTAAATTCTAATAGTTTAGTGGCAAAAATATCCTTTTTATTTTTAGTATTATTTGTATTTTTAATATTGATGAGAATAGGCATTTCTATTTTAGGCTATTTTTTCGCACCATCGTCTACTCCGAAGCTAATTGACGGAACCGTAGATGCGAAACAATTAATTGTTATACCTCAAGATCCATCTTCTGTGGGTGCCCAAACCATTATGCGGTCTGTAAACGCAACAAATGGGCTTGAATTTACTTGGTCTGTTTGGATATTTATAGATAATTTGACATATAATAGTGATAAATACAAATGTGTTTTTTACAAAGGGAACGATTATATTAAGAATCCTAGCGCAGAAACCAATAATACTGGACTCAATTTTCCTAATAACGCGCCGGGGCTATATATTACTCCCAATACTAACAATTTAGTCGTTATAATGAATACATTTAATGTGATAAATGAGGAGATCATGATATATGATATACCACTTAATAAATGGGTTAATGTTATTATTCGCTGCGAAAATAACACTTTAGACATTTATATTAATGGTACCATTACAAAAAGTCATAACTTACATGGTGTACCTAAGCAAAATTACGGCGATGTTTATATAGCACCTAATGGCGGTTTTGATGGATATATATCAAATTTATGGTATTATAATTATGCTTTAGGTACAAACGCAATAGAAAAACTAGTTATGTCGGGACCAAATACCAAAATGAAGGGTTCAAGTGCTTTTGAAATGAAAAACCCTAATTATTTATCGTTGAGATGGTTCTTTTTCGGTTCCCAAGACGAATACAAATATATGCCGCCGTCTTAAATATTTATTTCTATTCTATGCTGATTTTGAAATATAATTATTATAAAACTTATTAATTGCAACATATCCGGCGTTTAATGATCCCGATAAATTATTACAAGCACATGGTTTGGTATTTGAAATATTTTGTCCGGTAACCCAGGGTTGTTTTGTTTTTGGAGAACAAGAACAATATGCCTTTTTAGGGTTATTTTTATCAACAACGCAAATTTTGTTTAGGCAATTTCCCCAAGTACCCGACGTACATGTTTGCTTAGTCAATTGTGATTGATTTATACCCGAATATAATGAATATACATATGTGTTACCATTACATTTATAAGGCTTATAAGAAGCATTCGGTTGACTACCAACTGCTTTTCCGTTATACACGCTACATTTGCAAAGCATAATTTTTTGTTTGGTTATAGGATCAATATATGGTATACATTTACTTGAAGTACATAACGCATATTTACCTTTATATCCAACAAAAACACCAGTGCTCATCGGTGTTTTTTGCTGATCTTTAATCGTAAGCAAACTATTTTGTCTAGATTTTAAATCCATTATAATTATATATTATATATCTTTTTTTACAAATAAAAATATTTTGTAATTATAATATATTTTTACAATAAAGATGTCGTGTTATAGTTTTGGTTATTTGCCTCGTCCACCTAGATTGTGGTCGCGCGTTCAAAACCCTTGCGCTGTCAATATAAACAATAGTGATCCTACGGTGAATGAATTAGTTAGCGTACCCTATTCACGAATAAAAATCCCCGAATCCAATCTTGACACGTATTTAGCTATGCTTAATAAAGGCAACGTGTTACAATATAAGGCTAATAGCAGCAGTCTTACCAAAGCACAAAGATATTCTAAAATAGCCAAGGGCAAATGGATAAATCGCAATACCACTTGGGCGACACAATCAACACGTGGATACACCAACCCTAACACAACTAGTTTGAAACGCAATGGTGACGTGTTTAATATTAATATTGATCCTACTACGGGGCAAGCCACGGGTGTAACAGATGCGCCGCCTACGTGTCCTATATTAGAAAAGATTATTAACTATTTTATACCAATTAATGGTGGTGGTGGAGGCATTAATCCCGTAACACCACCGCCTCCGCCGCCTATAAATCCCAACGATCCGGGAATCCCCGTAGTTCCGCCTTTACCGCCTTTACCTCCGATTGTTATTCAAGACGGCGGCATATTGGATTGCGCGGTTCAAGAAAACATTTGTACGGGTGAATTACAACGTCATTTACCGCAAGAAATATGTAATCCTACATACGATTCTGATGTTCCGGGCCAAATAGAGGCATTATGTTGGCGAGACGGTACACCAACATGGTATCCAAGACAAAGATATATTATGAATAATAGCACAGATAAATGGCCATACAATTCGGGTTATCCTAGTAGTGCCAATAGGTGGGGAATTCCTTTAGATGGCATAATAGTACCGACATCTTTACCGAGCGCAGTTAAACCGATACCACCAATAATTAAATCGGCATCGTCAGTTGGTACTATCATTACAATTGAGTGGTTCCGAGACGCTGTTGTATCTAGCTTACCGATAACAGATTATATCATTTTTTTAAATGGTCTACCGATAGCTTCAGTGCCTAAAGAAATAACAAGTGCCTCTGTGATTGGTGTTAATTGTTATAATAATAAAATATTTATGATATGCCGAAACGGTGATATATATTCTGAATCATCCAATGTGGTAACGATACCTATAAATGTAGGATGCGCAAGTACAAACTAACAATAAAATAATTATAATCAAACAAATATTATAATTATTATGGTCTTAAACTAGGGTTAATACAAACCGCTTGTGTTGGAAAAATATCACCGCTCATACAAACATCATTTACACCAATGTTAGTACATGTTCTGACGCCCAAATCCTCTCCAATGTAGCACCATCCCGATTTCCCAATAGGAACACTAGAATCGCTTGGCTGTACTTGGTTAGCACTTTGGCTAGCATTAGACAGTGCTTTTTCCAAAGTATCTTCCTTATATTTCTCAATTTTAGCCTCAGTTTGATAATTAACAGCAGTACCACCTTGCGATGTTTTAGCCAAATTGCCTAAAGGTTGGATTTGAGCTTGAGGCATTGATATATTATTTATATTTGTATTAGTACCGTTGGCCCGTTGCTCAACAGAGTTTAACGCATTTACGCTTGTATTAGCTACCGCATTAACTGCAGCGTTGGTGCCGGATTGCGTATTCACGATGGTTTGCTTGGTAGTTTCTAGGGTAATAAAACCAAAAAATTTTAATATAGGGGCGAAAATTTGGTCAAAAATACTAACAGCGCCTTGAGTACCCCGCGCTAAATAGGTAAAAATATTTATCCCTAAAAGCGCTAATATTAAAATAATAATAACCCATGTTTGCCAAGTAATATTAGCAAGAAATCCCATAGACGAATGCGATGAAGAAGATGAAGGCGTAGATGCTAAAGGTATTTCGGGCAGCGGTGTTAAATCGCTTGCAAACCCGCTGGTTATTGATTTAATAATACTGTTAGTGTTAGATAAAGAAGACATTATATTAAAAAAATATATTAATTTTTGGGTTATAATTTAATTAC